ATGACCCAACGCCCCGTCCCGGCGATGGACTGGCCCGGCATTGTCGCCGAGCTCCATCGCCAAGGCATGACCCTGACCGAACTTGCGAAACGCAACGGCCTTCCCGCCGGTGCCTGCCGCAAAGTTCCCTCGCAGCCCCATTACAAGGCCCAGGAGGTCATTGCCGAATTCCTGGGCGTGAAGCCCGAGGATCTTTGGCCGACGCGCTATCCCAAGGGGAAGCCTCGCATCTTGGATACCGTGAAGTTCCCGCCTGTGGCGAGTCAAAATGCTGACCTGCCCGCTGACAAGAGGGCGGCGGCATGACGCAGGTTCTGTCCAAACCGCAGCCCACCTTTGACATCAGCGCCGAGTCCTTCCGCAGTGCCGCCCGCGATTTGGGCGAAGTGCTTGCCATGCTGGCGGGTGGCGTGAAGCCCGATCCGGAGAGCTTGTCCCGCCTGGGCCTGTCCATGCGGTTGCTGCAGGGCTTCCTGCTCGACGAAGCGGAGGAACAGGAAGGGCGCGAATCCGTCGCCGGGTTGGTGTCCTTCGGTTTCGATGGCAATGGCAGCGTCGCTTTTCCGGCGCCGCCGCCCTTCATGGTGGCCACGCCTGTCGCGGAGGTGGCGTGATGGCGCAGCTTCGCTTCGAGGACGTCGCCGGAGCCATCGCGCTGTTTGCGCTGCTGATCGGCGGGTTCTGGCTGGCGGCGGGTTTTGACCTGTCCGTCGGTGCGGGCCAGCTGATGGAGGTGGTTCCGTGAGCGGTATCTCTCGCCCAACCACCGGACCGCGCGTCGAGCGGCTGGAGTTCCAGGCCTACCAGGTGCTGGGTCTGCGCGATCTGTCACCGTGCTTTTCCTCCCGCAACGAAGCCGACAGCTGGCTTGAAGAGCAGCTGGAAAGGGTTGCACCAGCCCGACAGCCCCGCGAACGGCGCTGCCTGCGCTGCGGCCATGCCTTCCGATCCGAGGGCTTTCACAACCGCATGTGCGATCCCTGCCGACACGTCAACGATGTCGGCAGCATGGGCATCGCGCAGCGGGCAACGGCGAAGCTGCGCCGCGTGGCCGGCTGATCCGGCACTCCCCTCCCCGGCCCTTGCGCCGGGGAGGGGCCAACAAGAAACCGCCAGATACAGGCATAATCCATGAGCTATCCCGATCTCCACGAGATCCCGCTTGCCTCGATCGAGGTGGGCAATGACCGCGCCCGCGACCTGGACCCGGCCTGGGCTGAGGCGCTGTCGGCGCTGATCGCCGCACAGGGCCAGCTGCAGCCCATCATCATCCGGCCCATTGAAGGTGCTTTCCGAAAATACAGCCTGGTCGCCGGACTGCACCGGTTGGAAGGGGTCCGGCTTTTGGGCCGCGAGACCATCCCGGCCTACCTGTCGGCCGCCGAATCCGACGATGCGGCACGGCTGGAAGAGGTCATGGAGAACCTCGGACGCTATGACCTGATCGCCCTGGATCGCTGCCATCACCTCTATGATCTGCGACAAATCTGGCTGCGCAAGCATCCCAATTTCGCCAACGGGGGCGGAAAACAAGGCGGTGGGAAAAGTTTTCCCACCGCCCAAGATGCGCCGGAAGTGTTCGGCTTTGCGGCAACGGTCGCCGAGCAGATCGGTTTATCGAAGCGGCTCATCAATATTGCTGTCAGCATCTGGACGGGCCTGACGCCCCAGACGCGCCGCCGCCTGACCGGCACGAAACTGGCGACCAAGCAGACCGAGCTGAAGGCGCTGTCCGAGGAAAGCCCTGTCCGCCAGGCCCGCATCCTCGACCTGATCCTGGGCGATGACCATCCCGAGATCGAGAACGTCGCCGCCGCGCTGGCCTATATCGAGAACGGCATCCAGCCAACGGCGCTGGAAAAGCGCTTCCGTGCGCTTTCGGACGGCCTCAAATCCCTGCCTGAAGGCAGTTTCGATCTTCTGTTGATCGAGAACGAGGATCGCATCCTTGCCTCGCTGAAACGGCGGGGCCGCATCTGATGGCCCGCCACCGCGACCCTTTGACCAAGGATCTGTTTGCCTGGGAGCCCCCGAAGGTGGCTGTCGGCTACAGCGCCGAGGTCACGGGTCGCGGGCCCTTGGACAACCGCATTGCCCGGCTGATCGGCCAGGCACTGCGCGATGCCCGCGATGACGGCCTGACCCGCGCCGAAGTCGCAAAGCGCATGACCGCCTATCTTGGCAGGCCGATCTCGGAGGCCATGGTCAACAAATGGTCTTCGGAGGGGTCCGAGGAGCATCGCATCCCGCTGGACGCCTTCATCGGTCTTGTCCACGCCACCGGTGCGCAGGCACTCCTCGGCTTCGTGCCCGGCGAGTTCGGCCTGAGTGTCATCGAAAATGAATATGCCGAGCTGATCGAAGAGCGCCTGCTCGACGACCACATCGAAGAGATGCAGGCGCGCCGGCAAATGCTGGCCACCCGCAGGAAGGCGCGTCGATGAACGACATGGTTCCCTTCCGGGCTGGTGTATCCTCAGGCTTCGGAGAATTCCTGACAGCCCGAGAGATTGCGGAACTGGCAGCCAGCCGCGGCGCTGCTGGCCTGCCGACCTCCGAAAGCGGTTTGCAGAGGCATGCGGCCAAGGTCGGCTGGAACGGCCTTCCGGACCATCTCGTGCGCTGGCGCGCCCCTGCCGCAAAGGGTGGCCGCCCCAGCCGTGAATACCACGTCACGCTGCTGCCTGAGGCGCTGCGCGATGCCATGGGTGCCCGCGCGATGCAGACCGAGCTGGTTCAGCGTCATCAGGCCGAGCAGCTTGTCGACCGGCGCAAGATCGATGCTCTCCGTATCGCGGCACTCAATGGCCCCCGCCGCGAGGTGATGCTCGCCCGCGCGGAAATCCTTCGCTCGATCGAGGGTCTTGCCATAACCCATCAGCAGACCCGTGCCTGGAGCATCGTTCGCTTCCTTGAGGCCCAGGATGCCTGGGCGGGCCGTCAGGAAATTGAGCGCCGTCGTGACGCTGGCTTGCCGCTGACAGAGCGAGAATGCACCAGCCTAGCTCGCCGCCTGATCCTGACGGCCGACGATGGATTCCAGCTCTCCCCTGATCTTCTGGTCACAGCAAATGACCGCGCGCGCGGTGATCTCCTCAGCGAACGGACCCTTTATCGCTGGTTCAAGGACCGCGACGAAAACGGCGTGTTGGCGCTTGCCCCGATCCCCACCAAGCAGGCTGAGCCGATCCCGGAGGCATTTTTCGCCTTCATGAAGTTCTACGCGATCCCTGGAAAACCCACCATCGCGGATGCCCATCGGAAATGGCTCGATGAGGTCGAAGCACGGGAGGGCGTCCAGCTGATGCCGCTGACCTTGAGCCAGGTCACCCGGATCCTGCGCACCCGCCTGAACAACATCGAGAAGAACGTCGGCCGCGAGGGCATCCTGACCCTGCGGTCGCGCATGTCCTATGTCACCCGAACCACCGAGGACATGTGGCCGACCACGATCTACACGGCCGACGGCAAGACCTTTGACGCCGAGGTCGCGGATCCGGTGTCCCGTAAGCCCATGAAACCGGAGATCACCTCGGTCCTCGATGTCGCCACCCGCAAATGCGTCGGCTATGCGGTCAGCCGCAAGGAAAATGTCATCGCAGTGACCGAGGCGCTGCGGCGGTCCTGCACGGCGCACGGCATCTGCGCGATTTTCTACACAGACCGTGGTGCGGGGTACAAGAACAAGACCTTCGACGCCGAGGTCGGGGGCCTGATGGCCCGTCTCGGCATCACGAAGATGCATGCGCTGCCCTACAACAGCCAGGCCAAGGGCATCATCGAGCGCTTCAACCATGTCTGGAATGACCTCGCCAAGCGCCTGCCGACCTATCTCGGCCGAGATATGGACAAGGAAGCCAAGCAGGCCGTCCACAAGGAAACCCGCCGCGAGATCAAGGAATTCGGTGTATCACGACGTCTGCCCAGCTGGGCCGATTTCATCGCGGCGGTCGAAAAGACCATCGCCGATTACAATGACCGTCCGCATAGCGGACTGCCCCGCTACGAGGATCCGGAAACCGGCCGCCTGCGGCACATGAGCCCGAACGAGGCATGGGAGATGCATGTCCAGGGCGGATTTGAGCCGGTCATGATCGATCCGGAAGAGATGGACGATCTGTTCCGGCCCTATGAAATCCGCACCGCCCACCGCTGCCTCGTGGAATGGAACACCAACGAATACTTCCACCCCGACCTGGAGCGCTATCACCGTGAGAAAGTGGTGGTCGGCTACGACCTTCACCAGGCCGACAAGGTCTGGGTGCGCGAGTTCGATGTTGAAAGCGGCCAGCCAGGCAAGCTGATCTGCGTGGCCGAGTTCGGCGGAAATGCACAGCGTTATGTGCCGCTGACGGCCGAGCAAAAGGCGATCGAGGATCGCAGCAAAGCCGCCCTGAAGCGTCTGGATAGGCGCCGCGAAGACAAGTTGGCGGAGTTGCAAGCGCCATGGCTGGAACAGGATGCCGTGGAGATCGCGGATTTCATCGACATGCGCACGCCGGGGCCCGGACAACTGCACCCGATCGCGCTGGCTGTCGACAATACCGCGCCGGCCGAGCCTGCTGCCCCGCGCCGCCGCGTCTTTCGCTCGGATGAGGAACTGGCGGCCTGGGCGCTGCAAAACCCGACCGAACTTACCCCCAACCAGCTCCGCATCTTGCGGGACTGCATCAGCAATTCGACGGCCCGGAAGGTCCTCGAAATGGCCGGCATCGACACGGAGGCGCTTCGAACCCTCCTCCGTGCCGCTGCCTAACCAGAAACTTAGGAATGAGGAGAGCATAGCATGAAGCCCACCTTTGTCGAGACGGCCAACGTCCGCGAGTTCTACGGTGCCCTGAAACGGGTGAATGAGCGCGGCGCGATCGAGGCCTGCCTTGCGGTGGTAGACGGTCTTCCGGGCCTCGGCAAGACAACGACGATCCGCCACTGGGTTGCCCAGACCGGCAGCATTTACCTGCGCGCCCAGAAGGGCTGGGATTATTCCTGGCTGATCCAGGAGATCCTGACGGCCCTGTCGATCGATGCAAAGAGCATCCGGGGCAAGCGCGAGAGGTTCGCTCGGGTACTTGACGAACTGGCGGAACGGTCGGAGCGCGCTGTGTTCGAGAACCGGACCTTTGGCCTTGTCATCGACGAATGCGACATGGTCTCGACGCGCGGTGAGATCATGGAGGCTGTTCGCGGCATCTCGGACCTGCGGTACCTTCCGACGATCCTGGTCGGCATGGGCTCCCTGCGCGACAACCTGCGCCGGTTTCCCCAGATCGAATCCCGCGCCGGTTCGAACAAGATCACCTTCCGCCCGGCCACGCTGGATGATGCCCGCGCCTTGATCGAAGGCCGCTGCGAGGTGCCGGTCGCGGCAGATCTGACCGAGTTCGTGTGGCGGCTCTCCAAGGGCTTCAACCGCGAGATCCTCGAAGCCATTGCCCATATCGAACGGTTCGGCATGCGGGCAGAGCCTGGTCCCGATGGCGTCACCATGTCGGACATGGCCGGTCACGTCCTGATGAACGACCGCGCCACCTCCAAACCGATCATCGTTCCGGGGGCCTGACATGGTTGATCGCCACCACCCCGGTCTTGCGCCGACCGCCCTCCTGAAGACACTGGGCACAGGGCTTTGCCTGACGATCGACCAGTTGGCCGAAACCCTCGACCTTACCAACCGTCAGGTTTCCGACGCAGCGGCAAAGCTGCTTCGCCGGAACTACCTCGAACGGATGGCGATCGGCTGCTATCAGTTGACGCCGCAAGGCCTGACCGCTGCTGCTGCGGGCGAAGTGATCAAGTCCGGACCGAAGGGGCCACGCCAGAAGGTCCAGGAATATCGGGACACGTTCCGGCAACGCGCCTGGTCCTCGATGAGGATGCAACGCCTGTTCACGGTGCCGGACATCGTGCTTGAGGCATCCCGGCCCAGCGATGGCAACCCTGCCGACAATCTGCATCGCTATCTGCAGGCCTTGTCGCGCGTCGGCTACGTCAAGGCCTCCCCTCACCGCGTTGCGGCCACTGCCCCCACCAGCAATGGCCACAAGAGGTTTCTCCTTCAGCGCGACACCGGCCCCCGCGCTCCGGTCGTGCTGTCGAAGATTCCAGGAATCCACGACTTCAATACAGGGGAGGATGTGCTGTGCTCCCCACGCTGAACCTTGATCCGCCCGAGCTGGAATGGATCGCCCTACTGCACAAGCAGGTCAAGAACGGCAAGTCCATCAGTCAGATCGCACGGGAAACCGGCATGGCGCGACCGTCCGTTTCGATGCTGCTGTCAGGAACCTATCCTGCACAGAGCCTCGATCTCGTGACCGCAAAGCACGGCGCAAGGGTCTTCGCACTTTATCGAGACCAGGTGCTTTGTCCTCATCAGCGCAAAGGCCTGGTGCCCGACCGTTGCCGGGATTTGGCCGCCGCGCCCATGTCCACCTCGGATCCCGAGCAGATCGCACAATGCCGAGCCTGCCGCCGCTGCCCTCTCAACCCTTTGAAAATGGAGGGGGCCACATCATGACCCGCCTTACCCTGACCGATCAGATCGACAGCATCGCCTGGAGCGAGGAGGCTCTCGATCTCTTTGCTGTCCTGGCGGGGTTCTCAGCCAGCGACGAAAACGGCGCCATCGTCATCGTTGCCGCAGCCGCCATCCTGGCAAGGGAGCATCCCGAGACGTCCAAGGCCAGCAGCGCCGCACTGCTGACCCTGACCGAAGAGTTTGGCGATCTGGTCTTCAATGTTCGTGGCCGCCTGACCTCCACCCGGCGCATGCCCTTGCCGAAACTGTCTGTCGTGGGAGGCACGGATGTCCACTGACCCGTCGCATCGCCCCGTGCGGACCGAAGCGCCGCGACCGGAACGGCCGGTGCGTAGCGACCGGGACATCCTGGTCTCAGCCGCCCGCGCGCTCGGCACTGTCGACATCATGGGCTCCCGCGGCCTGACCAACCTCAGCCTGCATGACATCGAGGACATGGCGCTTGCGCTTGTGATCCTCGGTCTCGCCCAGATCCCGCCCCTGCAGCTGCAGGTGCCGGACCGCATCGTTTTCCCCCGCCTCAAGGAGTTCTGACATGTCCGACCATCAATCCGCCTTCACACCCTCCGCGATCCCGGACGGCAAGGTCACCTTCAACGGCAAGACCTATATGCCCGATTCCAAGGGCGCGCTTCTGCCGATCGAGACCATCAAGCCCCAACATCTCATGGAAGACGAGCTGGTCCGCGAGCAGTTCGGCTGGTTCCTGGCGCTGGTTGATCAGGTGAACCGCTTCCGTGGCCACCTCTTCGCCGACCTTGGGGCCTTTGACGCTCTTCTGGCCGAGAAATACGGTGCCGAAAAGGGCGGACCGAAGGGCAACAGGACCTACGGGACCATCGATGACTGTTATCGGATCAGCATCCGAGTGCGCGATACGCTGGATTTCGGGCCGGAGCTTCAGGCCTCGAAGGCCCTGATCGACGACTGCCTGCGGGACTGGTCCGAAGATGCGGCCGCCCCGCTGCGGCTGATCGTGGCCGGGGCCTTCAACGTCGACAAGGAGGGCAGGATCAACAAGGCCGAGCTGTTCAAGCTCTTGCGCCACGATATCACGGATCCGAAGTGGGTCGCCGCCATGGAGGCGCTGAAGGACGCGATCCGCGTCACAGGCTCGCGCACCTCGCCCGAGTTCCGCATGCGGGCCGAGGTGGGCGGCGACCTCGTCTCGGTCAGCTTCGGCTTGGCGCGGGGTTGATCATGATCCAGTACGCCTTCGAACAGCGCCTCGTGCCCCTGATCCAGGCCGGACTGGTCTGCCAGACCTTCCAGCCGCCCAGCCTGCGCCACGCCCGTCCGGGCGAGCGCATCCGACTGACCGACCGTCAGAACTTCGCCGCCATCATTCCCGACCCCGTCTGTTTTGCCGTCGATCGTTGCGAGATCAGCTGGCAGGCAGGCAGGATCGCCATGATCCGCGAGGCGGGCGTTCCGCTGGTCAATCACCGGCAGTTCGCCAAAGGCCTGGGGTTCGCATCGGTTGAAGAGCTTGAGGCCGAGTTCACCAGTTCCTACGGTGCCAGCTTCATCGAGGGCTTCATCATCACCTGGATCGCGCCGACGCCCGCCGAGATGGAGGTCGCGGCCTGATGGGTATCCCGTTCCACACGGCCACGGGGCCAATAGATCTGGCCGATCTGCAGCCGCGTGATCTGACGGCAGAAGCGCTTGGCGAGGCCATGGCCAAGATCAACCGTTTCAGCGGCCGGACACCGGAACCTTGGTCTGTTGCGGCGCATTCGGTTCTCGTGGAGGCTATCTGCCCGCCCGATCTGAAGCCCTGGGCGTTGCTTCATGACGCGCACAAGATCTTCCTGGGCGACCTGACGGATCCGGCGGTGGAGCTTCTCTGCCAGATGGGCACACGCTCGGCCGTCGAACATGCGATCCGGAATGCCGAAGGTGCTCTGGACCGCAGGATCGGTGCTGCATGGGGCCTGGCCCCGCGGTCGATGTCGAACCAGCTGCGCACAGCCGATCAGATCGCATTCCTCGCCGAATCATGGACCTTCCTCGGTGCCAAACCGGGTCCGCTGGCACCTGGCGATACCGACCTTCTCGACCGGGCGATGTCCAGGCTGCGCGAACTGACCCCGTTTCATCAATGGCGCGATGCAGCCGCCCTCTGGCTCGGCCGCGTCGATTTCCACGCAATGCTCGGGGCGCTGTCGCCGCCCCGCGCCCCGGATCCGGCCAGCGATCAGCTGGCCGGCTAACCCCCCCATGAACGGAGGAAACCACATGGGAACCGTTACGAAAGATGCGCTGGTGCGCACCGTCGCCGAAGCTACTGGCCAAACCAATGCCGCCGCCAAGGCCGCGATCGAAGCCTTCTGCGATACGGTCCAGTCCCGCGCGGCGGCTGGCGACACCATCAAGCTGATGGGCTTCGGCTCCTTCCAGGTGAAGGCACGGGCCTCGCGCAAGGGTCGCAATCCGTCGACCGGCGAGGAGATCGACATCGCCGAAACCAGGCGCCTGACCTTCAAGGCATCGAAGGTGGCGTGAGATGGACAGGCACTCCGACGATGTTTCGGTCGATCTGATCGAAGCGGTGCGTCAGCGCGCCGATGTTCCCCGTGTCAGGTCCAGTGAGGTTCGCCGGATCATCGAGACATTCCAGGCGATCACAAGAGAGACCGTCCCGTCGTCGGCCTGAAGCGAAACCTGTCCCGGCCTTTGTGCCGGGGCACGGTCGGTCGGCCATGGTGGCCCGGCCCTGATGAGCAGCCAAGAGGCAATCATGACCTACATGTTGCGAGACCGGCCGGACGGGCAGGTCGAGATCATCCTGACCAGGCCGGTCCTGGTCGGCATCTTCCCCGAGCGCGACGTCGCGCGGCGGGTCTGCAGCTTCCTCCAGGACGAGGCGATCGACTGGTCGAGCGAGGAGCCCGCTGGCGTGGCCGACATCGCACTGGTTGAACCGGACGATCTGCCCGACGCTGACGAATCCCGTCTTCGGGATCTGGTCGAGGCGAGCCGGAACACCCCCGCGCCCCCGCCCACC